AGTGCCTCATCAGGTCTAGCATAGCTACCTGCCACACCAAACTTATCCCCCATGTCTAGTACAAGTATGTCAGGGTTCTCAGACTTACATACAGATTCAACCCACGCCATATCCCTGCCACCTGCATCCTTAATCTTAATGTTCTGCATGACAGGTTCATACATAGCTTTAGCCTTACCCATATTGCCCTTCACTTCACGGGCAGACATACCAGCAGCGGCAGTCAAGTACCTAGCACCTACACGGTGAGTAGGCTCTTCGTTACATAAGATAATGCACTTAGCACCCTGATGAGCAAACCCACCCGGCGCAGCAATCAAGCTGGCATGGAATGATGTCTTACCAGTGTTAGGTCTAGCACCTACCTCAATAAGCTGACCACCTGACACACCCTCAACCAACCGTGTTACTGATGGAATGTTGAATGCCCACTTAGCTTCCAACTCAGCTTTAGCCATGAGTGTTTCAATCGTGATGTCATCCCACTCAATGTTGAGATTAGGTATGAAGTCATCTCCATATGACTCAAGTAGATTGCGTAGCTTCTCAAGCGTATTGCCATCACCGTTTACCATATCAAAGCCAATGTTAGCTACGTCTTCTCCTATAACTTGTTGAAATAGTTTAGATAACACCTCTTGTGCTACGTCACTACCCATAGGCTGCTCACGCTTTATCTGCACAAACAAACTATGATAGGATGCTTTCTGTGCTGTCGTGAGTGTAGGATTGTTTGACATAAACAATGCCTCAATCTCATCAGGTAATACAGTACGCTCATACCTATCCATAGCATCATCAATACAAACTTTAATCTTACGTACATCTGTACTAAATAATCTATTAGGACACTTAGAACCACGATGCTCATCGTAGAACTCCTTATCCATTAAACTTCTAATCAGTGATAATTCCATGTAAATTCTCCATATCTGTCGGGTTACGATATTTTAAGTCATCAGTCAGTCGTAGTACACGAACATCGTTCACGTGTCCACGTAATTCTTTTGCCATTAGCAATGTCTTCGGTAGCGCATCGGGGTCTAACGCTATTACGGCTGTCGAGAACTGTGCAAGATACCTTTTATGCGATTCCTGCAATGATGTGCCAAGAAGCGCAACCCCGACAAAGTTACCGTAACCAACAACGGCTGCACTTACACAGTCCTCAACAACAACTGCGACTTTACCACAACCATGTGTGTATGGCAAGCCACTTTTTCCATATCGTTTCCATTTAGGTAGACGCTGACCAGATAACGACCTGCCTGTACCATCTACCATCTTACCTTCGTGCATGATAGGAAACACTACACGGCTTTCCTTTACATCATACAACAAACCTAATTTATTTATATCCAATCCCCACTTATCACACCACCTGTTCATGTACACATTGTCACGATGCGGTATGATATACGTAGGTACTTCAAAGGGTGTAGCTTCAGCGAACTCTTGGGCGTTACCAAAACCTGCTCGTATATCATCTACAGATAGATGGACACGTGTGCCACCCTTAACACCGCAAGTCATGCGATAGCAATTCCATACGAGACTACCCATATTATTAGTCACAGTAAAAGTATGTTTGCCGCAATTAGGACAAGCCATTCTCTTAGTATGACCATTAGCTATATCTAACTCTTTAACTATATTATATATATTCATTATATATCACTTTCCTTTGCGGCAGTTGAATGCTTATATCACGAGTTCTTACGTGCTGTCAAGGCTAATTCTGCACTTTTACGTGTATTTTTCATGTAAGGTTTTACTGAACTAGGATTAGCATGTCCTGTAACCGACATAATTTGTCCCATACCGACACCCGCTTCAACCATTTCAGTAGTGCCTGTCCTTCGCAAGTCAGACAACCTAAGTTCTTTGGATAACCCTGCTGCATCCATCAATGCCCTGCCGTATAGGGGTAATTTTTGTAATGAGTAAGGTCTGTATTCACCTTGTATAGCATAAGGACGAGGGGCAACGTACTTTTGAAAGCCAAAGTCTTGTTCCTGTTGCTTCAACATTTCAAACAAATCATCTTCAATAGGCAGATGCACATCCGCATGACGCTTCGATTGTTCGATGTGAACAGTCTGTGTTTCAAAGTCAATGTTATCCCATACAAGCATACGCATATCACCTAGTCTTTGACACCATTCATATGCCATGTGAGCAATCAAACCTATGTTACGGGTGCTAAAATCGCTGTACGCGGCCTCTAGTAGCTTCTGTACATCTCCCCTACCCCAAATAGTCTTACGCCTCTCTACGGTGCGTCTGCGTATGTTAGCGAAAGGATTGAGTTCACAGAGTTCCATTCGTAAGCCATGATTAAATACGATTCGGGTCACTGACATTATATGATTAGCCATGTGTATACCCTTCTCGCACCACTCATTGTACGCAACTTTAGCTACACGTGTAGGTAGTTTTTTATAGTTGAGTGTGGACAGCTTATCACCGTCCACCTCTGTGTTTAACATGACACCAAGAAAGTATTCATACTGTTTCTTAGTTTCATCACGTAAGTTCCTGTAATCATAGGAAGAATAGTAATCGTTTACTAGGCTAGTAAGTTTCATCACGCCGCCATTTCAAGTGACTTGAACTGTGGTGTATCAATCCAACCAGCCACATCAATCTCACGCTTGAACATTGAGATAGCTTGTGTGTCATTGCCTGTGTTACGCAGGTTGAAACCGTTACGCTCATCAGCATAGGTAGCATAGTTAGTGAAGGCAGAATACAATGACCACAGATTGCGACCACGCACACCAGCTTCTTGACTATATAACGTATGCATCTTCTCAGCCTTACGGTCAGACCGCATAATGCCCTCAAGTAATTCTTTGACATTGACATGAGCAAGGCTAGTGTTAGCCCAACGCTGCATCTGTTCTGCTTGTGCAGTGAAGTCCTGTTGTGACTTCTCAAGTTCAGTGATGAACCTGTCGAGACTAAAGTTACTGGTGTTCTTACGCATTACCTTGTCATGCTTACCCCGGATTTGACCATTGAGGCAGAAGAAGTCGATAGCACCAAAGATAGTGGTGTTAGAACACGTACCGTTGACACCATGCAGGGCAATGATACGCTTCATCAAGGTAGTCTCGTGCTTGTCAGTGGCAATCTTGGCAGTCACGTTGGGCAGTGTCATATCCATCATAGCCCAGCCATCTTTATGTGCGCTGCGCCAGTTAATCTGTGCGCCTTCCATGTCATAGTCGGACAATGTTTGTGTCGTAGTGTCCATGACATTGCGGAAGAAGTCACCATGTGATGCACAGGTAAAGCCATTACCTACGATGCCGATATAGTCACCAGTATTTTCATTGATGACATACTTCTTATCGTCCACCTTGGTAGGCTCAAAGGTTACGTTAAAGTCTAGGTTTTCTGGTACATATTCTAATGGCATGATAATTCTCCTTTGTAAATGTTAACTGTTGTTGTGTTATATGGGTAGAAAAACGTGTTATTTAACACATTATTTAGGTAAGCCCTACCAATATAAAAAATATTATTAGTCCAATCATTATGTCCATACGCTCTCCTTTATAATATGATTAGTATTAGTGGTAGTAGGGTAATCCATAACAGTAAGTCCATAGTTATACTCCTTATAATATAAGATGTCAACCGTGTTCACGGATGTCTATGTTAAATTCATTGCGTAGCCTGTCCTTTGCATCAGACAATTCTTGCAGGTCATAAGCAGTAACAGCTTTGATGCCGCCCATGCAAGGGTGTAAGGCAGTGTCAAGCACTTCATCAAGCCACTTGTGTACATCCAGTATAGAACTACGCTGTGCGTATGTTAGCTGGTTCATTCGCTTCCATCTGTCAGCAGTTTCTTTCTCACGCTGCGCTGCCCAATACTCTATGCGTTCATCTTGTGTCATGTTCTCTAGCTTTTTAGCCATTGTTATACTCCTTCTGGAACTCATTCCATGCTGCGGTAAATACCTCATTGAAACTGTGGTAGTTGGCATCCTCAAAGGCAGCAGACGCTACCTCAAAGATGTCCTGCCCACTCCACTTGACTGCTTGGGATAACTGTATCCCTTTGATTTCATTACTAGTCATTGTCAATTCTCCTTTACCATTCTACAGGGTAGAACACTTCTACCATGCTGTCACACTTAGGACAAGTCAGTATCGTGACCATGCTAAACTCATCACCACGATGGTCATCAGCATTGATGTCATGGTCATTGCCCCAGATTAGTTCTGTATCTTTACAGTGCCAGCAGTTCATGTGTCAATCTCCTCTACTGTAATCTCTGCGTCATAGTCAC